CTAGTGTATCAAATCCTCCTATAAGCCAAATCAAAAAAGCAACGAAATATGCCCATATTTTTACTATAACTGTCCCCACTATCTCAACCCCTAATTATAATTTAAGTATTCTATTCCAATAATTATAATAAGATATAGCTTCATCTGTTCTATCTATTACTGCCTTGTCTTTATAACCTTCATTACCTATTTTATTTTTCCAAGAGGTTTCTCCAAAAAATCTTACAGCTTTATACATAGCTTTCCTTTTTAAAAAACCTACTCCTAGTTCTTTCATAATATGCAAGAAAATCTTATCAGACAAGGTTCTATTTATTCCTGTAGTATTATATTTGCTATAAAGAAAATCATGAATAACTGCTGCTGGAGTATATCTCCCAAATGGTGGGAATATAGTCCAAAATGAACGAGGAACAGAAGCTAAATCTGTTATAAAACCTTTGGGTACAGTAATTCTGTACCCATTAACTTCATAAATATAATCCTGGAATAACTCATATCTTTTTCCATCATAAAGTGGATGTGTCACTAGTTTTGTTATTTCCATTATCTTTCCCCTCTTTTAATTTTTTAAAAATTGGTTGTAGTTCTTTTACTACTGCTTCTATTGTATTTTCATTAATAAAAATTCTTACATGAGGTGGTAATTTAGAAACAAATTCTTGAACTGCTTTCTTTTTAAGTTGTCCTAAACCTTTCCCTTGTATAACCAATTCTTGTTTCAATACTTCATTTCTTACTTCAGTTGTTGCTTCTTCCTTTCCTTTATATCTCCAAGTTAATGCAATATAAGTAACTACTGAAAATATATATCCTAAAACTTGCCATATTAATTTTTTATCCATAATTAAAAACCTCCTAAATTTTCATACTATTTATAAAATCAACTATAAAATGTGCCATTTTTCTTATATCTTTAAATTTACTTGCTTCTTCGTTAGTTCCGAAGAAGGGTTCAACCAAAACATAAGTACAATTTGTATTGCATATTCCATAACCTCCTCTCGTTTTGGAATCAGTAATGAGGATTATCCCCTCTGTTTCTACTGTCTTTTCTATCATTATTTCCTTACCATTTTTATCTATTTTCTTTTCTTTTAATTTGTTCCATTCTTTTCTTATATTACTTCCATACTCAGTTTTTAATTTTTTCATAAAAAGTTCAGCATATTTTTTAGCTTGTTCATTCTTAAAATAAACTAAACTTTCACATCCATTTGCTTGTGGAGAAGCAGCATTAAAATGTAATTCTAAAGCTAATTTATAATTATGCTTATTAATTTCATCAACAACAGGTTTCATTTCTTGAATGTAATTTTGTTCAGCTTTTCTTGAGTAAATATCAATATTATCATCTAAGTTATTTATCTCATCACAGACATCTCTCCAGTATTCATATTCAGATAAATTTAGATATTTACTGTATGCCCCTTTTCCTCTTGGATTATGTCCAATCACTAATGCGAATTTTTTCATATTTTACCTCTTTTCTTTTTATTCCCATTTAATAGCTTCTAGTTCTTCAACAGTTTTAACTTTTAATATTTTTTTTGTTATAGCAGTGTATTTGTTTTGTGCAGTTATAACTCTTAGTATCCAAGAAAAATAAATTAAATTTAATTCTCCAAGAGGCATATCTACAACAGAATCATCTTTTAATCTCCAAGGAGTTGTTAAAGTTTTTAAAAGATTTTTTAGCTTTCCAACTTTCATTGCACCTTTTATTTTTTCTTCAAGTTCTTCAGTTATTGGTATTCCCAATGTTACTAAGGCTTGTTTAATGACACTATAGTCTTCTGTTTCTCCAGCAATGTCTAATGCCATTTTTACACGCATAAAATTAATTTCATCATATTCTTTCATTTGGAAAATCTTACCATTATGCTCATAAGAACCAAACATCTTTTCCAACAGAATTTCTCTGAACTTGTGTCTGAAAGTTCTTTTAACATCTTCCATATTTATATCCCAATTATGCGTTCTAGTATTCCAAGTATGGTAAATACTTGGTTGTGGAATAGACTTTAATTTTTTATTTTCTATATATTCTCCTGGAGCAAGTGAAATTTCTATATCCTCTTCTATAAGTTCATTTCTAGTCATTTCTCTTATAGTATTAGTTATACTATCATAAGTTGGATGCTTAAAAACTTCATTACTTTCAACAACTATATAATCATCTTTGTTTAATTCAGGATAATCTAAAAATAAATTATTTCCCATAAACTCTTTTACTTCCTTAGCTGTTAAATTTACAGTAAATTTTACTTTTGCTATTTTTTCTTTTGTATATATGTAGAACATAATTTTCTCCTTTCAATTTTGAATAGATTTTCAAATTTATTCAAATTTTTATGATTAAAAATGTATTTTTGAGAGCTTTTTATATAAAATTCTTAGATTTTATATTTAAGAAAAATTATAAAAACAATCTCAAAGACACAAAATAAAATCTAAAATTCTTTATAAATTTGAAAATCTCCATACTTTTTTGCTAAAAAATACCTAATTTTTTCCTTGCTACTATAAGAGTATTTCTTATTTCTGTAGCACTTGTTTTTTGTATATAATGTTTACTTGTAACTCCACTACTGCTATGATTTGCATAACTAGAAGCAAGTCCTAATCCAGCTAAATTATTAATAAGATTTATGGCTGTTTTTCTTAATGTATGTGGATATAAATCTTCTATCCCTAGTATCTTCCCTAGCTTTTTTATTCTTTGCCTAATTGCTCCCTGTGTCATCTGTCTATATTTTTTCCTATACCTTGTAATAAATAGCCATTCAGATGTAATTCCTTTTTCTTCTCTTTCTTTTAACCATAATTTAAGTAATTCTTTACACTTTTGAAAAAAGAAAGCATTTACTATATAACCTTCTTTTTCTTTAACATCTGTAAAGTATCCATTTTCCAAGTCTAATTGCTCTAATTTTAAGTTTTGAATTGCTGATATCCTACAGGCACTATCTAAGAATAGTTCCCATAAAATTCTATCTTGTAAATCATATTTTTTAGTTTCAACCTGCATATATAAACGAACAGTAAGTATTTGCTCTGTTGTTAAAAAATAGCTATTCCTTATCTTATCTCTTTCTGTAAATCTTAACCTATCCAATTTCTCTGAAAATGGATGATATTTGATTTTATTTCTTCTAACACACCAGGCATAGAATGTTGATATTGCAGTGGTCTTATTCATTAAAGTTCTTTTACTATTTCCTAAGTTCCTACAATAATTTCTATAATTTTCTATTATGCCAGGCATTTCTAATAAAGTGTCTTTACTTAATAAAAGCCTGTTTTTATAGGACTTTTGAAACCACACTAGAAATAACTTAAAATTATTACAATATGTTTTATAAGTTGTTTCCCAAGTTTCCCAATTACTACTTTTACAACTATTTAAATACTCCAAATAAATTTCCACATTTTCTTTTTTAAGATTTTCTAAAATCATTAATTGCATAATTAAACCTCCTATTTTTGATAAGTTAATTATACAATTCTTAAAATAATGGAAAATTTGTATAAAATTGAATATAAAACTGATTATGATGTTTTAACAATTTTAAATAGAAAAATTGTTATAGGTTCTTTAGAAACTAAAGGAGCTACTGCTTCAAAAACATTAATAGCTAATGGTTTTAGTTTCAAAAATTCTATAGTTATGGCTACTGCTAAAAAAGATAATTGTTCTGTTGCAGTTATACATAGTGGAGATAATTTAGACTTTTCTACTCTAGATGCAACTAGTGGAAATGTCCAAAATGGTATTTGTAAAGTTGATTTCTTTATACTCTTAAGGAATTAAAATTTTTAAATAGTTCCTATTATAGTTAGTTCTATAGACTGGTTTCCTGCAGAATATAATCTAACTTGTTTAGTTGCTACTATTTTAGAATAATAATCATGAACTACCTGTCTCATAAGATGTTCAGCATTTTGTCCTTCAGTGATATATCCAGTTAGAAATATACTAAATATATTTTTAAAGTCACTCTCAATTTTTACAGTTCTAACTCCTGCTATATTAGGGGTACAGTTTATGGTTTCTATACAAATATTACCTATTGTAAATATTTTATTATTTTTAACTTTAATGAAATTTTCCACTGTGGAAAATCTAATTGGTTTCAAATCAGAAGGTACTTATCAAAATTCTTTTTCTGGAAACTTTAATGAACTAAAAATTTTTACATATCAATCAAGTTCTAATATTGAGAGTGGAAATCAAGTTCATGTAAAATACACAGCTCCCTCAAGTTATGAAATTCTAACTGCTACTATCTTTTGGAAAGATAATGTTCAAATTAATGAGCCAATAGGATTTGATTATGAAAGAGGAAATCAAGATATAACAGTAGTTTATTCAACATCAAGATCTTCTCGTTCTTATGTATTAACCCTTTTTTGTAAAAAAGTATAAAAATCAAATTTTTCTCCATTGTGTAAAAGTAGAATTAGCCCCAGTTATAGCTCTATAAAAAATAATTCCTTTGAAGCTATATAAGATTTGTTGACAATAAGCACCATTCTCTAGGGAATATACAACTAAATAAAAGGCTCTGCCCTCATTATTATTCAATTCAGTTGGGAGTCCTACAATATTATTACCCCATCCAGATGAAGTATAAAAACCTGATTCTGTAATAGAATTTAGATTTACATTATTAATTTGTGACAAAGTTAATTTTGTTTTTTCCTCTTTAGTTGTATATAAATTTTCCATAGTGGAAAATCTAATCAGTCATCAAAAAGTAACAGGTACTACTGGAATGTTTAATGTAAGTAATTGTACATCATACATCACAAAAATAGGAACTTTTGTGATGTGTTCAATGAACATAGGAGTTATTAATGACTATGCTAAAACTGTTATAAAATCTCCTATTCAATTCAAAGAAGGAGTTTTTGTAACTATTGAAGATAATAATGGCGATTTATATGCAACGAATAAACAACCTGTTATTGGCTGGTATAATTCAACAACTCAATTATTTGAAGTTGCTAATATAAATGCTGGTTTTACAGTACTTTTAATTGGTAGAATTTAAATATAAAAAACTGTATAGGCTATTTTTATGGTATTGGCTTTACTGCTATCTACACAATCTTTTACAAAACTAAAGCTTGAATTATTAAATCCAGTTAAGTACACATTTTCTAAAGTAGTTGCAGTTCCAGTCTTATATACATTTATAGCAACTCCTAGAACTTGTTTATAATTCTTTGGGAAATTATAAGTATAACTTCCAAGTGTAGTATAGTTTCCAGTAATACCTATATCCACTTTGATTAAATTTTCCAATTTCTTCCGATTTTGATAAATAGACAATTCTTCAAAGTCTGCATTTGGAACACTCACTCTACTAGTTTGGCTTTTTAAACAATAGTAATATTTTTGATTTCTTGGAAAATAATATATATTTCCTGCCACTGCCTGTTCAACGGGAAACTCTCCATTATTTTGTCCTAAAATTCCATTAAGATTTTGTATTAATTGATTCTCTTTATTATTAAGACTTTCATATAAGTATTTCCAAGTTATTGGAATTAATTGTTCATCAGGAGTTCCTGATGTTACTTCCCAAGTTCTATTTCCACCAATATTTTTATACCAATGTCCATTATCTGCTAGGTATTGTTTATCTGCTTCAAGGTTATTTCTTCCTTTTAAAGTACCAACAGCTATTAATCCTGTTTCTGTATAAACTTGATTAGCAATATCTCTTGTTAAATAAATAACACCATCTCTTACATATATTTCAGCTTCTATATCACTTGAAATAGCCATATAGATATCTTGAATAGATTCATATGTTTTTCCTAATCTGTTGTTTGGAAAAGTATCAGCAGATACAGCTGTTGTATATGAATAAAGAATTTCTGTTATATCTCCTTCAATTTTTGCATATACCCCAAATTCTTCTGTTTGAAAAGATTGTTCTACATTTTCATTTGATATTTGTACTGTTAAAACAGCAGTACCATTATCATTTCTTATATTCATTACATTTAAATCAAGTTTTTTATTTTTTAATTCAGTTACTTCTCTTAAATTTCCTGAATGTTTTTGATCTCCAAATGCTGCTTTGGTAAATAGAACTTTACCTTCCCCAGCTAATGCTCTTGCTAAAAGGTTTCTTCCAGCATTTGTAATGATGTGACTATTAAAATCAGCCATTTCTTTCACCTCTTTTTTCTAAAGTATATTTTCCATTTTTATTTACCAAATTTAGATTATTAAGATAGAAGTAACTTGGTTGTGGATATAGTATTACTTTTGTTCCATATCTCATATGTGTTGCCATATATAAAGGAGATATAGAGTTATTTTTAAAAGTAATTCCTGTTAAATGTTGTGATTTCTTTTTTGTCTTTTCCACCCTATCTATCATAATATCTAGGTTATTTTTAGTTGTTCCCATAATTTCTATTTTGAATGTTCCATTATCCCCATTAAATTCTGGAAATTCCAATATATTAGCTTTTTCATAAAAGATATTTAAAACATCTTGAATAGCCTTATTTGTTCCCTTAATTGAATGGATTTGAAAAGATAATTTACATGCTTTTCTTTTTTCCTCAACAGACATAGAAAAATCATAAAAATCTACACTTAATTCTTTTGCAAGCATATCTATCTCTTTTTCTGTCATAGTATCTATTCTTTCAAGAAACTCTAAATATTCTATATTAGCAACAATGTGTTTTGAGATAAGTGCATCTATAACAGTTAATATAACTTTATATTGCTTATCATCTTTTAAAATATCAGGAGCAAGGTCTCTTATGTTCGTTACATCATATATAAAATTTTGCTCTTTCATCTTGACTCTGCTCCTTTATAAGAAATATTTATAGTTCCACATTTTGCTAAATAAAATTTTTGCCCTTTATAAGTTTGAGGAGATTTTATTTCTATTCTTCTTATACCTTCAACACTTTTAGAAATATCTATAATATCTTGCAAGTTTATACTTTCTCCCATTTTGAAAGATTTAGTATACTGTTCTAATGAATTTGTCAGCTCTTTTTCTATTTCTGATTTCGATACTAGCGAACTATCATAAACCCAGTAATCTAAATCAATATTATAATTGTGAAATATTGGGTCTTTAATTTCTATCTGATCATTTAAAACTTTAATATTTTTATTTTCAACTATATAATTTTTTATTTTTGTTTTTTCTTCTTGTGATATGTGTTCTAAACCATTCACAACATATATATCAATGTAATTAGGCTTAGGACTATTTATAAAGACATCTGTAACTAGGTTAGATGATTTCTTAACCCAATATTCATAAGAGCCTTCTGAACCACCTGTAGTAAATGATTCAGGAATAAGTTCTAATCTACTTCTGTACTCTTCATCTTCCTCTTCTTCTCTACCACCTGTCACATCTGTAATATTAGTTATTTCTTTCATATACTCATATCTATCAACAATTTCTTTAATTTCACCAGCTAATATTTTTCCTAAATTACCAGCAATTTCAGCAACAGCTATTACATCAACATAAGTTTCCCCACTTCTTATTTTGTACTCTTGTTCTGTATAAAACATATAATTTTTATAAAGAAATCTTGTACCTTTTGCAATAACAACATCTTTTGCTACAACTGATGAAATATGACATCTAATTGTAGTTCTTGCTTTGTTAGCTTTTAATCTAGCTCCCCTTTCTCCATAAAAATTGCCTTTTAAGTCTAATCTTTCTTCTCTTGAATATTTTAAGAAGTTTTGTTTTGCTACATCATTCATATTTGCTTTTATGTTTGATAATAATGCTGCAACTGTTGAGTATAAATATGCTTCTTTTGTACAAAGTTCTAATCTTTCTCCAGTAATTTCTTCATGAAATCTTAAAGCATCAGCTAAAATTGTTTCAGGATTAGAGTCTATTAAATTAAATTCTTTCATCTATTTCAACCTCACATTCAATTTCAAGTCCATTTTCAGTAGCTTTACATTCAACATTATTTAATGTAAGACCTTTTATATACTTACTAACTTGAATTTGTAAGTCATTAAAAATACTATTTTTTATTACTGTAATTGGTCTATCAACCATTCTGTTATCTATTCCTAAATCTCTATGGAGTGGTACTGTTCCTCTTTTTGTATTTAACAGAATATATAATTCCATTAATTTTGGATGTTGAGGAATAGTCTTATTTGAAACTATCATATTTCCTCCTATTAATATCCTCTTAAATCATCTTCAATTAATCCATGTAGCCATTTTTTTTCATTTTTATCTTTTGAATAAACATTCTTTTTAGATTTTTTCTTTAATACTTTTTTATTTTTCTTTTTGTTTTTTCCACTACCATTATTTCTTCTATTTTCTGTAGTTAAATTATTGGCAGCAGGTAAAAGAAGTCTATCTAGCTTTGGGATATATTCTTTAAGAGTTAAAGAACAATTTACAACTTCTAGTTCTCCACTTGAATTTGTACTCTTTATTCCTTGTTTAAAGCCTGTTAACATAAATCCATACTTTGATAGAGGCTTATTTCCTAAGATAAGTGGATAATACTCTCCATTTTCACAGATTTTTTCCAATTTTAGTACTGCTTCATTTATATTAGTTAATGTATAAACTAACTTAATATTTAAAGAAATAGTTCTTAAATTCCTACGAATAAATTCTGTATAAGGAGCTTCTCCAAGATTGTCATGATCTTCTGTTTTAGATGAAATACTCAAATCAATAGCATCAGGAGTCAAAACATTTCCACGAGCAACCTTAAAGATAATATCTCCGTAACTTCCTAAATTGCTTGAAAAATCAAATGTAGTAAAATTATTCAAAAAATCTTTTGTTAATCTATTTAGTACATTCATTTCTTAGTCATCTCCTTATATTCAATAGATTCAACATCTAATTTTCCATCTTTTAGTGTTGCTTTATTTGTTTCAAATCCTTTTTTTGCTTTCATACTTCCATTTATTGTTGCATTATTTGAAACTGTTATACTTTTTTCTATTGTTGTATCTCCAGTTATAAGAACCTCACTATCTATTTTTGTTAAAGTTCCTTTTAACTCTATGTTCCCATCTTCTTTTATCGTTAAACTTGACCCTTGAAAGTCAATTTTATATTCATCTTCTTGTGAATTACTTACATTTTTTTCAGAAAAATAGCTTCCAATTATAAAACCTCTTTCTGTATCATCTTCTAAAAATATACAAAATACAGGAGTATTAACTTTTGGAATAGAAGTTATTTTATTACCAAAAGTAATAGGAGATAAAATTTGTAATCCTTCTGTTATTTGGTTGTTATATTCAGGAAGTTGTACAGTGGCAGTGTAATCAGTTGTATTAATGCTTTGAATAACTCCTACTGTTCCTTTTAATGCTGAAATCATTTTTTATTCTCCTTTTTCATATCTTTTTTTATTTTGTACATTTCAATAGATGTAGTAAATTTTGGAAAATTATGTTGTAATCTTGTTACTACATAATTTCCTGAAAACTCTCCAGCATCAGATAATGCTATAATGCAACCAGAATATAACTCCTTACATCCAATAATTTTTAAAGTTGTTTCTATCTCTCTTTTATTGACATTTTCAAGAATTTTTTTTGCTAACTTTTTTAAGTCTCCACTTTTAGCCCTGGATTTTAAAGAATAAACTTTTTTATAACTATCAGACTTTTGTCCTGTTTCAAGTTCATGTTTTGTTATAATTGCTTTTTCTTCTTTTTGTTTTTTACTATTAAAGTATTTAACTTCAATAGCATCATAAATATCATTAGATTTATCTTTTATTTCAAATTCCTCAACATTGTTCAAGCTAATACTTAAAAGAGGAGTATTTTCTGATAGTATTTCTTCCTCAAATAAGATAAGGATTCCACTAGATATTTTTAACTTTACTCCTTCATCCTGGGCAATCTTATTTAAGAAGGAAAAATCTTCCTCTTCCTCTT